CTCCTGACTAGCTGGCTACCGGGGTGGAGATCGGCACGCCAAGGGCTCCAGCGACGTTATTAGACCAATCTTGCTGAGCCTGTGGCGAACTACCAGAGAGCCAATTAGCTGCAAGATCGGAAATAGAGCCGCCGCTGTAATTATTCGCTACCAGGGCATCTTCAGCCGCGAAGCCCGTAGCGGGATCAGGAAACGTTGCTATCTGTTGGCCGCCCGCCGCCGTGATAGATCCTGTAGCGCCATGAGCCGACGCAAACGGGCCCGCCACTAAATCGCCGGGGTTGTTTGCAAGCGTAGGTATGGCGCCCGGCTTTCCGTAGCCTTCAGCCTTACCGATTGCGGCATCCAAATTCCCGTAGAGTAGATCAGCCATCGCTTACCCGTTGCCATGAAAGCCCGCCGCCTGTTCATACCAACTCTGAGCAAAAGAGTTTCCATTGAGCCCTAACAGCTTGCCAGCTACAGCCCAAGGGAGGAAGCCGCCGCCCGGTTGCGGGGGTGCCGGATGCGGCTGAGAAGTGGGAGGAGCAACCGTCTGTACTGTTGGTTGCGCCGGAGCTTGCCCGGCCGTCGCGTACACCTGGGGAGTATCCGGCAAGTTTTGACCATCAGCCACAGCCGACGAACCAATATTAGCCGCAAGGTTCCCTAGAAGCTGGGATGGTGTACTACGGGCTTGCGCCGCCGCGTTAGCCACTAGGCACGCGTTAGAGCCGCCGTCTTGATAGGAGCCGCCGCCGCTGCAAGACGAACACCCGCAGCTATCATCACAGCCGCAACAATCACCGGCCGGTTTTCCCTTTTGGCCGGGGGTGGTATTCGGGCCGCTTGCCGTGGGAGTAGTAGTCACTTTGACGGCCGGGGCTCCCTGCGGACTCAATCCTAGGATATTAACCGGCGCGTAATTGTAAGTTTGAAACGCGGGAGTCGGCGGCAACGGGGGAGGATTCCCATAGATCAAGCTAGGATCAGGGCCGCGCTGTACTCCCTGAATATTGTAGGTACTCGCCGCGTTTTGATCGGCCGGAACGCCCGACGCTTGCCCATTAGGGTACACCACTTGCGTAGGGGCTCCCGAGCCCTTCAGGTAATACCAGATAGCGACAACTCCCGCCACGATTCCGACGATGATACCGACGCGTTCAAGTTTCATAGTTAAGCTACCGCCGCCACTCCGGTTAATCCATTCTTCACCGCGCCACCAATCGAGCTAACGAGATCGGGGAGACTGAACGCGGACTTTACCGCAACTCCACCGGCTCCACCGGCCGCCGTCTGCGCCGCTCCTGATTGACCGATAGAACCAAGAAACGCCGATAGCTGATTTAGGCCGCCTTCGCCGCCTTTGTTCAGGGCTCCACTTGTGATTAGCTGCTTAGCCGCGTCTAACTGATTCTGCTGAAGCTGAAGCTGTAGCACGTCTACGGTTCCCTGGGTGTTGATCGTTCTGTCCGCTACTTCCTGCTGAGCCGCGATGTTCGTCTTTAACACGTCGCCCTGAGTCGTGATGTTCAATTGCGCCGTGGTTTGATTTTGAGCATTGATATCCACGGCCGTTTGGTTCGTGTCAATCGTCGCCGCTAACTTCGTCGCGTTCGTGTCTTTCAATCCAGCAAGCGAAATATTAGCGAGATCCACAGAGGTAGCGTTAGTATCAATCAGCCCGGCCAGTTGCGCCGCAATGTTCGTCTTGCTGACATCAGCTTGAATACCAGCAACCGAGATATCGCGCGATGCGCCAATGTTCGCTACCTGAATCGCTCCCTGTTCCTGAATGCCAACGATAGAGACCGCCGCGCCCGCTTGCGTTGACGTGTTAGCCACTGAAGCCGCATAGCCAGCCTGAGCCGCCGCTAACTGAGCCTGAGCCGAATACTGCGCGGTCTCGCCGCCCGTCAATGTCTGCTGTAACGCTACTTGCTTCGCCGCTGAAATTTGATCCTCTTGGACCTGTAGAGCCGCCATTCCAAGAGATAATTGGGCCGCCGTGTTACTCTGCTGAGCCGCGCCCGCCGCCGCGATTTGCTGGGATTGAACATTAGCCGCCAACTGAGCCGGGGAGGGCCCAGCCGCCGTTACCGTCATTGAAGCCGAACCGGAGGAACGCGAACGCAAGATGAATATCAGAACGATAGCGCCAATGACGAACGCGCCCGTCAAGTACGGATGATCTGACACCCAAATTTTTATGCGTTCCATTTTTATCCGTTGTCGCTTTCAGGATCAAGTAACGGCTGCTGTACGAAGGCTCCGGCTTGAAGTCCACCATAGCCCGCCGTAGTAGCCAGCGGGAAGCTAACCAAGGGAGCCACGGCCGCAAACACAGGCCAGCGGGCATCAGGGTAGTGTGTCCCTTGCCGAGTATCCGAGCCCTGTCCTAAGAGTCCCTTTAGCGGTAGCTCATGAACCGGCTCAAAAACGTAGCTCTCAGCGCCCGGTAGAAACACGTCCCCTTGGTGATAAGCTGCAACATCAGGGGTATCAACTCCCTCCACCACTGTAGGTACTGGAGCGCCAAAACCAAAAGCGCCCGCAAATATGCGAGAGATTCCCCCGGTTCCCCGAGTAGCCGATATGCGTGGACGTAGGGCCGCAAAGGTCATTTATTAACCTACTGCAAGTAAGACGCGCCGCCACCAAAATTAAACGTACCGCCGCCGCCCGTTACGGGGCTCAGCGCCGTTGAAAGAGCTTGGCTGTATCCAGACGCCCCGGCTCCGATAACCTGGGCCGTGTTCGCATTCTTGGACACCAAGACAGCAATGATTGCTACCCCGGTGATAGCCAGTAACACAGTAACAACGCTTGTAATAAGCTGTTCGCTCATGAAAATTCTCCCTTTAACCTATGCTAGTCCCTAAAGCACTGGAACCGAAAAACCCATTCGTCAAACTGGAACCAAAACCACCACCACCCGAGACCGGAGAAACAGCCGTTCCCAAGATAGAGGAAAACGCTTTACCGGCCGCGCCTAAAACGTTAGACGTGTCCGATTGCTTCGAAACCAACACGGCGATAATTGCAACGCCGATGATGGCTGTTAGGATCCCAACTACTCCGGTTATCGCTTTCTCGCCCATTAGTTCACCAAATTACTGATAGTCGGCAAGTCCGGCAAGTTAATCTTGACCGGAGGTAGCGCGTTCGAATTGGGCCCGATCACAGTAGTAGCCGGAGCCGCCGCCGAGCCCGCCGCCGCCGTGGTAGTGCTTTGCAACCCAGCCGTAAACTTTTCGAAGAATCCGCCGCTGGCTTTCGTTGGATCACCTTTCGCTAGGAACATGACCAACACCACCAAGCTAAGAAACGCGACCGATAACGGTTTGACTTTCGGAATGTAGCCTACCGCTCCGATTATCAGGATAGCCACCAGCCAGAAGATAAAATTATTCTGACCGGTGAAGTCTCCAGACACCAGGGTAAACAAGTCTCCCTGAGTGTTTCGAATAGCCGACACCAACAAGACGGCTCCGATGATAAGTAGAGCGAAAGGCATAGTTCAGAGTCCCAACACAGCTAAGTATTTCGGTAGCTCCCCGCGCGTAGTAATGAACACGATGAAGCCGACAATCAACGCCGCCGCGATGATGGATGTTTGATTCATCCCTTGGGGTAGATTTTCGCCAACGTCGCATTACCGAGAGCGGGCATCCAATAGCCAATGGCGTAGCCGATAGCCAGGATTAAAATCAAGTGCCAAATTTTCGGTGTAAACATTGATCCTCCCCTAGAAGGTCGAAGTGCCTAGACTGATAACGTGGGCCGCCTGAGAACCGGCAACGCAGTTATCAAGTACTACCATGAACATCTTCACCGCGTTTTGCGCAATCGTAGCAGTGCCCGTCACGGTTACGCCGGTCCCGCCTACTACCGTGATCGTGTTAGCCCCGCCTGAGGTGTTCTTAACCCACCAGGGCCAGTACAGATTAGCCGCCGCTGAACCGACGAACGGAAACAACTGGCAAAGCTGGGTAGCTGTTGGCGTGGTGTAATTCGCCGCCGCCGTAGGGGTGCCGGTCAACAGTGAAGACATTTGGCCGGGAGTAAGCGAAGCCGTATCCGCCGCCGTGTTACCGGTACGGAAAGGAACCGTTCCCATAACGCCCCGCTCGATTGGCATTCTCTGCTGTGCCAACACCGGGAGCGCCATCAGGAGCGCAAGAGCAAAAAAAGTCTTTTTCATTTTCATTCTCCTATTCGTCAATGATGCTTAAAAGGATATGCTGCCAGAACCAAGCGGCCACGATCAGCAACCCGAGAAACAAAACCCAATTCAACGCCGAGCCCTGCGTATTGAACGGATGCGCAAGCCAGCCGAACACAACGCCGAGGATACCGCTCTGCTGTTCGTCATAGGCCCCGCCGTTGCTCAATTGTTCCGATGGACTCATAAAAACCTCTTTTCGAAAAATCGGGGGAGCGTTTTACGGCTCCCCCAAGTCGGAGGAAACAGCGTTTAGGAAGCGGCCAGGGAGCCCGCGCCCACCACGTTATTGAGCATGGCGAAGGATTCAAAACCCATGAGCAGGTAAGCCCCGGTTCCGGCCGTCGCCGCGTTCAAAACTAATTCCATGTTGCCGTACTGCTGGGTTGAGATCGGCCGTTCACGGCTGGAGAAATAATACATGCCGGGAGGTGGATCAACGCCCATGAGATTCCGTACCAAGGTAGCAATGCGGTCAGGATTGCGTTTCCAGATATTCGTAAAGTTGGCCGATTGTAGCGACCAAAAATTGATATCTGAACCGTTGCCGCGAATGCCGCCCGCCGCCGTGTTGACATAGATAGCGAACGTGGAAAGGAAGTCTCGGAAGTTGGCGTACTGAACCGGAAAATCCTGATTAGCGACAATCGAAGTCAAAAGGGTATTTTTGATATCGTAGATCGTCGCAAGATCGAGCGGGGGAAGAATGACGCCCTGTTGACCCACCGGCAGTTGGTCAAGATAGTCTTGGTACACCGTCACGGTTGCCGCGCTGATAACAGCCGCCGCCGTGGTGCCCGCAACGTCACCAGAGTAGACCGCTAGGGTATTGTCGGCTCCGTTGTCAACTACGGGGTTCGTGTTGAACGTGAGATTTAATTGCATCGTCGCGTTTACAACGTTGGCATAGACAGCGCCGCGTAAGTCTTTCTCGGAATACGCCAGGGGGACGTAATACCACATCGTCACCACGGCCGAGCCGCCAGCCGGGATAGTGGCCGGGCCCGAGATTTGACCGGCCATGTTATCGCCGTAGTTGATCGGATAAGCGAAGCCGGTTTGACGCAGGAACGAAGACGCCCACGGCCGCCGCTGTTTCGCAGTGTTCAGCGCCGCGATATGCCAGCCCGGAGTCTGGATACGCGTATTGTTCTGAAGATCCTGGAATTGAATTTGAGTCAACAGGTTTGACGGGCCGAAATCAGTGATATCAATCTGAACCGCCGAACCGTTCGTGATCGTCGCCGCCACTTTAACAACGAAGCCGCGAATCAAGCCGACCATGCGCGGCTGAACGTTCACAACTGGCTGTGATTGGCTGATATTCGCCGCGCCTACGGCCGCGAATGCTTGAGAGAAAATGATTTGCTCTCGGGGAACCGCGAGAGCGTTGATAAGAGCGCGGGCTTGTGCGTTGATCTGCGCCGGGCTCATTTGCTGTTGTTGTGCTGCCATGTGATTGAGCTTCCTTTATACAGGGTTCTTTTCAGGTTTGCTCTTAAGCCGGGATGGATTCCCACTTCAGAACGAAATGGAACGCTATGGCCGCTATCAGCACCATCAGAATCACCGTTACCCAATTGATAGGGTGCCGAATAATTTCGAAGTTGATAACTTGCATCGAGATCCCCTTACGCCGCCGTCGCGCGTTTCTGTTGAATGATTCGCGTCCCAACACCGATAAGGGTGAAACCGATGGCAACCATCAACACCACGGTTATCCAGTTTGCAGGGGTCCAAGAAATGACTGATTCGTTCACAGCGTACCTCTCTTTTGAGAGGGTACTATAGTACTAGTACGGTGTCAAGTGGGGTACTAAAAGAAAAAGGCCGGGAGGTCTCATAACCCTCCCGGCCGCTTGCGGCCGTCGCTATGGGCCGGGGGTGCCAACCCAGCCGCTAGGCTCCGGCATGTCCGTTGCTAAGGCTCCCAACTACCCTAGACACTGGTAGTAGCTACGTTTGGGTTTACGGCTTACCCTCAGGTTGCTAAGGCTTCGGACGATCTTGATTTACTTTTTGCCGCTAATATCTGCTTTCGCTTTTTCGTAGGCTTCTTTCGCCTTTAGAAGCCGGAGCCGATTTTCTTGCTCTTTGATCTTGTCGGCTGTGCTCTTTTTCTTCGTTGACATCATCCACCTCCACACCTTGAAAATTTCGCCCGCAAAATCCGCAGTACCCTACTTCGTCATCCGGCTCAGGAGTCTCCCGCCCGCAACCGGGAATACATATCACACCACTTTGCGAAGCCGGGCCAGTTTCGCATTAAACATCGAACGGATTACCGCTTGATCGGGAACCGGTTGCATGGGCCGAATTTCATCATCGGGCCCGTTGTAATAATAGCTCCAGTGCCGCCGCGCCTTGCCGGTGAGTGGGTACACTTCAGCGATAGCAAGAATCTGCGGAACGTACTCTTTCATTTTCTTAACGTCTTCCTCAGACTGGAGCCGGAAAATCTGCTTAAACTCTGACTCAGTGAAAACAAACTTATCCATCCACACCGGCCGCTGAGTACAGACGATCATCGGAATATGTTTCGAGCGGCCCTGAGTAAGTAGCTTTCTAAAGCCGTCATTCTTCGCTGAGATCATATAGCCTTCGTCAACAAAAACGCCGATATCCTCGCGCCGCCAGATATCAATCATTTGGAGCCGAATCGCTTCGTCATCATCCTCAGGAGTAGGCCGAACGATGTAAAGGCCGGGATGCTCCGGGGCCGGGTCTCCTGGAGCAAGATCGAAAGTCCCCTCGATCGAATTGATAAAATCGTCACGTTTCCAGTCGTAGACAATCCACGGCTTTTCATCGTAGTTGCGCCGCGATAAATGCCACAGCGCCGCGTGAGTCTTCCCGCTCCCCGTAGTGCCGACGATCACAAGCCGCTGTGTATCATCAGGGAACACCATCTTAGGCGTATTGAAAAAATTGAAAGCGAAGTCTTTCGCCATTACTCGCCTTCGTTCTCCGGGATGTCCCCCG